CGTGAAAAGTTGCGTTCCGGCAGTGCCGGCTCCGCACCAATTGTCGGCCCGCACCTGTAGCGAATAGCTTCCTAGGCCAAGGCTGTTGAATTGGTAGGTCGAGTTCGTTGTGTTGAACGCAATCGGCGCTCCCGCCGGCAGGGTCAATGTTCCAACGTAGTTGGTCGCATACCATGGTTTTGCGATGGGTTGCCAGCTAACGGAAACATTCCACCGGCCCGCACCCTGCCAGGTGGCCACGGGAGGATTGAACACCACTTGCGGCGCGGTTCGCATGGCCAAAGGCAAGGCAGGGCTCGGGGCTGAGGTTTCGCCGTTGGTCGAGTCCACGGAAAGCACGGTCAAAGAATAATCCTGCGCACATGCCAGGACGAAAAATGCTCTCGTCACGCTGACGGGAACCTCGGAAACCAAATTCGAGACGGTTCCCTGCGTGGCATACACCCGATAGTGCGTGATTCTGGAAAGGTCGCCGGGCGGGTCCCAAGCCAGGCCAACGGTTTGCGCGTGGCTGGCAACGGTCGCCGAAAGGGTTAGCAGGAGCAGGAGCGTTTTCACTTAGTAAACGATCGAGAGGTTTTTTGGCCGATCAGGAAAGGCAACGTGCGTGCCGACTAGCACACCGTCAACGTAGTATTCCACCCGCTGGATTGGCCCCATGGTACTTGAGGCCGAGGCGGTCAACGTAATGGTATTGCTCACCACTTGGCCGGCGCTGGGGCTGGTCAACTGAATGGAGACGGGTCCGGTCACCTGCCCAATCACCAGGCAGCACACCGCGAGAACCAACATGAGAAAGGCTGCCTTCACTTTTTGGTGGCCGGCGGCGCGTTGGTGGCCGGCGGCGCGTTGGTGGCCGGCGGCGCGTTGGCCAGGGATTCATAGGACTCAAGGTCCGGGAAGTCGAGCAGCTTCAAGGCAAACTCGCGGGGGACCATACCCTCGTTGATAAGTTCCTGTACAAATTGCATACGGCCGGCGGGCGTCGTCGGCAGCATGCTTGACGGGAACATCTGCATGATGTACTTCTCGCCTTCGAGGTCTACGTCCGACCACTTGATGGACTCGATGAACTTCTTGGACTCGGCGACCACCTCGAAGTCCTCACCCATTTCGGAGAGTTCTTTTGCGAGATCAATATATTGCCGTGCCGCATCCAGAAATGACGCTTCGTACCGCTGTGCTACTATTGCGAACCTTTCGGTCTCGATATCGCTATATTCGCGCAACGCCTTACCTGAATCTATTCCTGCGGGCTTCTTGCTCGTTGCGGAAAGCTGAGAGATACCAGCCTCCTCATACGCCGATTGGATCAGAAACTGTAGGTGTCGGAATACTTCATCATTGACCGTCTTCGGCGCGATAAGCTCGGGTTTTTGGCCCGAATAGTAGACGATCGAGCCAATCTCGTTGTTCAGATGCTCTTTCGTTACTTTGGCGCCGTGCTCTAGGAAGATTTTGAAAGCGCTGCCGAGATGAAAGGACCGTTGAATAAAACGAAGTAGCTTGTTAATCTCAAGTTGTTGGCCCACGAGTCGATCAGCAAGCGACTGCCCCCAGAAGCCCATGAGTTTGGGGGCCCACCGGAAGAAGGTAAATGGGAAGTAGTCACGTTTGTATTCCTCGTAAAAGAGTACGCCCTGGTCTACACAAACGACGTGTACGCCGTCTCCTGCATCCGAGGAACTGGGTAGGTGCCAAGCTTCAACCACGGCCACGTATTCGTCCGCGCCGTCCATGTTCTTATATTGTGGGTCCAATTGCGCGGAAGCTAGTTGAATGGTTGACTTTTCTTTAGGGTAGAGCGCCGCCAGGATGTCTTTGTGGACAAACTTGACGTGGTACAGGGATTGCGGCGTGCCGTACATGCCGTCGACTTCATCTACCAGGAGTTCGGTGGCCAAAACCCGCTCGGACTTGATCTTGCAGTCCTCGATGAAGTGCTTGACACAGCCCACGTCGAACACCGTCGAGTCGTGGAAGGCCTTCTGATGGAGTTCGTAGAGGCCGGAGCCGTAAAAGGCGCCGCCGACGAACTTCGAAAGCTTTTGCGCCTCTTGACCGAGCGTAAACGAGCCGCCACTGGTCAAAATCGAGACTCGCGGCTTCATTTTACCGATTTTGGCCGTCACCGAGTCCGACATCGACGAAACGATGTTGTACTTGACGCGGTCTTCAGGGAGGCCCGGGTTCAACGGGATGGGCGTGGCGGGCCCTTGAAGCATATCGGAGACGCCGTACATGCGCGCGCAACGGATGTTACGCTGGCGACGGGCCGAATTCTGCTCGTAGAGCGCATTGACTTTGTCGAAGATGCCGAGATGAATCTCACTTTTCTTAAGAATCCACCAACGGGGGTTCTTCTCTTTAGTATAGGCCATTAGTCAGCACTCCAAAAGAGCGATTTGTCGTCATCTGCAACGGTTTCGCGGATCTCTTTGAGAAGTCGCTTCTTTTTGTCGTCCTCGTCCTCGGGCTGGACCGTTTGAGGGCCCGGCATGGTCTCGTAAAACTTAATGTGAAGCTCGCCCTGCTTAAATTCGGCCACGTTACGGCTGCGCAGGACGTCGAGAAGCTCTTCCAATTGCTTAGATTCCATAGTCTTCTCCAAATTCGTTCGATTCTTCTCGGTTCAGGGAGTCTTCGGCCTTGGCGGACTCTTCCAATTGGCGCTCCATCTTGGCTTCGTCGGTCTCGGGGATCACGAAATGCTTCAAATGAAGGTTGTAAACATATCTATACACGTAGAGGGCGGCGTCGGCCTCGTGGTTTTTCTGGCCTTTCTTCTCGGACCCGTCCTCGTCCTTAACGATCTTATCAAACTCGCTTAAAATGTTCAATCCTTTTACTATCTTAATGTAGCCAGAGATCAAATCATTGGCAAAAATACGCTGGTAGCCGGCTTTGTCCATCTTTTCGGCCGATTTGACCGGCAAATGGTAGCGACGGCGGAATTCCTGGGCAAAAGCGGCGCCTAGACCCCCCGTATCGGCCACGACGAGGCTCGTATTGTACTTTTTCATGTAATATTCGATCAGCTGGGCCAAATCGTCAACCAAAACGCGGGGTTCGGACCACGTTTCGATGATTTGGGCTTCCCGGGAGTACTCGGAGTACTTTAGGATGGCGATCGCGGACTCGGAGGAGACGCCCAAGTCGATTCCGATGGCGTATTGGGCCTTCGGGAGGGGTAGAGGCCCGTCGATTAGGTTCTTTTCGGTGTAAGGATAGATGAGGGCGGAGTCATCTCGGATGTAAAGGCCTTCGTACTCTCGCAGGAAGGCGGGATGACGGGCATTTCCGCCAAACTGGAGCCGCAAAATGGTTGCAATCTCCTCTTCGGCCCGATTCTTGTAGGCCGGGTTGATGGCAGGCTTCTGAAAGTGCGGATTTTCCCGCATGGTCCACCTGAATTGGTGCCAGGAGTCCTTCTGACTACCCGCATAGGCCTCGTAAAACAGCCCGTTGAGGGTCTCGCCGGGGCTAGACGTCATAGCCAACGTCCCTTTAAGGTCCGCGAGCATCGGGAGGAGAGCATGAATCAACGGATCAAGGCCTGTAAAGAACCCTGTCTCATCCGCAAAAATAATTTTGAATTTTCGACCCCGCAAACGGTTCCTGGCGTTGGGGGTATCGCCGCCAAAAAGCGTAATATTCGAGCCGTTGGGGAAGCGAATCGCCAGTGCGGACGGGCGCGACTCGTGGGGGATGTTTAGCCCCTCCAAAAACGCCAACAAAATCGGCCAAACGGCCTCTTTGGCAGAGTCTCGGGTGAGGCCGAGGTAGAGACAGGGGGTATTTGGCGCCATAAGGCACTCGATAATCATGTAGGCCGCGACAACGTAGGTCTTCCCGCCCCGTCGTCCGGCGCAAGCGACCTTAAATCGGTGCGGATCGTCCAAAAAACTAAGCTGAATAGGCGATAGAAGCCGGCGCAGCTGCTTAACCTTAGCGGACGCAGCCCCCTCTACACGGCGCTCGCGCTCGGCTGCGAGTACTTTATCTAGATAGGTAGTAATACTTAGTCCTCGCCAAGAACCGTTGCGACCGCCGACCAGGGGACGAGTTGGACGTATTTGTTAATGGCGTCCTTGCCGCAAAACTGCACCTTAAGGAAAACATCGTCATATTTCGAGAGCTTGATGGGCACGCCGAGGACGGTGCCACCATCTTCGAGATAAGATTTTTGATCAAGACCCTTGCCGATCGCCAAATGCTCCTTAAACCGAACCAGATTGACCTTTTTCATCGCTTAGCTCCGATTTCTAAAGTTATAAACACGCGTAATAAACGCATCGAACTCGTCGACAGTCATGGCCATTTTCGCGGTATTGCACGGCGCGCAGGCGGTTGCACAATTCTCCGCGCTATACCCTTTACTAGGGTCTTTTCGATCAATGCCGTTGCGTAAAACGGTCTTATAGGGATGCTTGTAGGGGCGCGGACCCGCCCCACAATACACGCAGTCCCCCGCAACCAAATCAAGTGCCTCGTCATCCGACAGGTCCCAGGCAATTCCGCGTTTTTTAGCGCTGCGTTTCAGCGGGCCTAGAATACACGTCGTCGTCGGGGGGCTGAGTTTAGCCCGGCTGACTTCCCGGCGGTAACAACCACAGGACTTAGTCGCACCTTCGCGCAAGTACGCCCCGACTGCGATAAAATCCGCACCACAGGCACATTTACATGCCCAAGTACGCTCGGATACGCCGGCATT